GGGGAAGTGGCAAGGCAACCCACACCCACATGCCAGGTGGATGGTCAGGAGGAGAAGCTAGACACAGACTCGCGCGATTACCGCTCTCCTTTAGGAGCCCGGTAGGCGCGCGCTTATGTGGCTAGAGGCTCCGCAAGTGCCGAAGGGTGCAAAGCAGGTGAAGGAGGAAGCAATCCCTCCCTTCTCACCAACAGATCTTTGGTGGCTTTACCATCGATGTATAATCCCCACCGATAGGGCTCAACGACTCAAAACTTACGCCACAAACCCACGAATGACGCGGGCCGACAGCGCCGTCACAGACGTATTGGCAAGGGTGAGAATGAACGTCTCCCCACGCTTGACCTGAAGCGAGTACAAACCTGTCACTCGGGTGTTGTCGTCAAAGACGTCAATCGCTGCTTCCTCACCCGATCCCGAAGGAGTCGGGGTGAGGTCAGCACCCGTGATATTCAGGTAAAGATACCCGTCGAAGGGTTCAAGGGCCGTGAAGGTGGTGACGCTGGTGGTCGTGCCAGTGGATGCAAAGGACAAAGGGACATAACCAGAGACAAATGACGATCCGAAGGGCAGGGCATTGCTGGAACCAGCGAAGGTTGCGTAGAAGCCATTGGGGCCCGGCAGCTGAGATCCAGCTTGGATGGCTCGCGGTACCTTGAGCTTGAACCTGTAGTCAACCCACACTCGACCAATTTGGTTGGCATTGGCCTGACCTGAAACACCAAGGTAGAAAGTTCCACAATAGTTTTGTCGCAGGGTGGCGGGATCCAAACCAGTCTGGTCTTGGGGGCGGACATACCGGTCTTGCTTCCGGTTCCGCGAGAAGTCGTACCGAATCTCAAAAGGGGTCCAGGCATCGCCGATCTTCGAGGTTGGCAGCTGGGACATGTACTCGGGGATGTATGCAGTCTCGACATAGGCGGGATCATAGTCGATCGCCATATGGACAGAACCGGTCGTTGCAGTCGTAGTGCTCGGGATGTACCTGAACACGACCGCCTCGAGTTCATACATGTTGAAGTGGTAGGCCACCCCAAACGTCCACGGGAACATGTAGGGAGTGATGCGCACAGCAAATCGCAGGCTGTTCTCTTGCGAGCCATACACGTCATCAAACAACTCAGTCCTAGTGATGTGGACCTGAGTGCTGTTCTTGGCTGATGTGACATTACCATAGGCGACGGGCGCTAGGCGTCCGTTTCCTTTGGGTGCCACAGCCTTCTTAGCACCAGGCTTCTTCTTCGGCATGCTGGGTTGAGTGAGATAGTTGTATGCTGCAGTCGTGGCGGCCTTCGTTGCTGCTGCTGCTAGGGACTTCGACAGGTGCTCGTAGGGATGCGCTTTGTTCATGTAGTGCGTAGGTATGAGGGAGATGGACACGGCGTGGTCCCCCGCCGCAAGGGTGTGACTTAAGGGCTGTCACTCTACCAACTCAACGGCGCTGCCACCACTTCTGTGGTTTGACAGCCTTCGGCTTCACTGCAGGCTGATCTTTCTTGGACCTCTTTTCAGCAATGACATCCGCCTCCGTGGTCTCCAGCTTGGGCTTGAGAGCGACACTAGGAGTATCTAGGATCTCCTGGTAGTCGACCTCGTCAGCCCAAGAAAACTCAGCCGACGGCGGTGGTTCCATGACCGTCGTCGGGGTCTCACTGGGCACGGACTCGAACTCGTCACCCTCTTCTCCCCAGAAGAGCTGCGCGAACCACGAGTCGTCCGGGAACTCGCTAATGTCAGGGAGCTTTAGCCACGGCGCCTGATCAGAAAAGTACGGTTTGCACCTGAACTCTAAGGCATATTGCCGGATGAGATTTTTCATCTCACACGACTCATCCTCGGCCCAGTAGCCCCACGCATAAAGACTGATGAGGCGGCCCAGCTCAACACTGGGCGAGCGATCCTCACCTGACACGAGCTTCGGACAAACAAGGGATTTGGCCGTATCCGCATCCGACCGTCTGGGTATCCACCCAGCCCCATGGGGGGTTTCCACGTACACGACTGATACGCCCAAGAAAGTCACACCCAAGGACGTGTCGCCATCGTGGTACACATGAGGCTTCAAGGTCTCCTCGTTGTACTGCAACCCAAGCTCGCGAGCAAGCTTGGGTGCAACATCTTCGAAGTGTTGACCCTCCTCTTTCCGCATCTGATACAGCGTGTACACCATCAGGGATACGAAGCTGTCCAGCTCAGACGTCAGCGGCGCACCGGATCGAAGCCCACCCTTAGACCTCAGGACCATCGACTCTAGGAGGATGGGCGCAGTGGTCATGAGCGGTGCAAAGATCGGCAAGAACCGCTGAATCTCAACTGGCAGCGCCGGGTAAACCGCCCGTAGGAGGTTCAAAAACCCGTCTGCGTGAACACGCCGCAGCGAGAGATCCATCGCTTTAACGTCAGGGGCAAAGAAGACAATGCTGTCCCCCTCTCTACGCCCGTAGAGGATGTCGTCCCCGTACACAAGGACCGACTCCTCTCCGTCGGCAAGGTTCTTGAAATGATCAACAACCTTCTGGGCCCCGCCGCGGGTCCAGGACATGCCGATGGCGTTGGGGGAACTGGGGTTCTCAGTGAACAAAGGGAACTCCTTGCGGTAGGCCTGAGCAAGCGGGCCAATGGCGACTTGAATCCACCCGGGCCATATGAAGATGGCACGCGTTTTTACCTCAGCCTCAGAGAGGCCGGAGTAGGTGGTCTTGTCCCACAGCTTGGACCGCTTATATGCCTCCACTTTCGGCGACATGCAGACTGTGACCAAGAACTCGTGAGCTTCCAGGAATTGCTTCAGGGAGCCCACGCTTTTGAACGTGGTCAACAGGTACTCGGCGAGCATGGTTGAACATACAGTCGGTTCGTACGAAGTCTTCCGCACCGTAGTGTCCTTCGCATAGACGTGTGGTGCCTGGAAAGGCAGGCCGTCCGCGGCAGATTTGTTATGAATAACATATCTTTCGAAGTACGGGCCCAACTGGCCAGGCAAATCCGTCGACTTGAAGAGGCTCGAGAGCCACTCCGCGGTGTTACGCCCCACCAAGACGGCGATGCGAGTATCCACGGGGACCTTGATGACATGGTTGACAAATCGTCCTACCAGCGACTGGAGGTTGCCGAAACTGGCGACATAGGTAACATTCGCCTCACGCAGGAGCGCCTCCACTGAGGAGCCCTCAAAGGACCGTTCGACGAACTTGTAGAACGTTGAGGGCACCCCAACCGGGGTGAACATGGTAGCATGTTTGAAGTTGGACGGAAGCACAAACTCCACGGCAGTGAACAACTTCTCGAGCTCTCCGGCAGCATGGCCCCGTAGGACACAAGGGTTGCCAGATTGCTCGGCCACACGCACAGCACCTGTCACGCTTTTGTTGATGAAACGTCGGAGTTCGGACTTGTCGCCCTTACCGAGTTGTTGCGGCGGGCCGAGCCACTTCCCACCAGCCACCGAAGCAGCGTCATGGGTCGTTTCACGGCGCACCGAAACAGGGGCACGTTGCAGCAGCTCAGCGAGAGTAACAGGGGTAGCGCGCTTGATCGTTGGGTTGCTCATGATGTTTGTGTTGAAGTTGGAAGAAAGGACGTCGCATGCAGTGCGACACTGGTCCGTTAAGACTTGGTCCAAAAACCCCACATTTAAT